ATAATGGTTCAGGATATATCACCAATTTTAGTGCTAATACTATAAGCGCATCAACCCTTACTCTTGGCACTATATCTCCAACGGCTGCTGCAAGAAATATTGGAGTTGATGCTAGTGGTAATGTTATAACTGGTAATGATGTAAATGCATTTGGATATTCACCATCAACATATGACCTTACCCTTAAAACAGCTAATGGTTATAGTTCAACAGCTTGGAGTGTTAATTTAGGTTCTTTAGCAAATACATCAGCAATAATAACTGGTGGTACATATAATTCAACTTCAGGTATTATAACATTTCATAACTCAACTGGAGGAACATTTAACGTAAGTGGATTCGTAACAGGTTTAACAGATACAAGAGTTACAGCATTTACCAATACAAATAATTTATTTACAATATCAAATTCAACTGGTGGTACACTTAGTACATTATTTAATACTGTTACTGGTTTAACAGTAAATGGTACACTAAATGTTACAACACTTTCAGCTGTTACTTATAATAATTTACCTTTGGATATTCGTGTAACTGGAGGTACTGTTTCAAATGGTACTGCTACTTTTACAAATAACACAGGTGGAACATTTAACGTAACAGGATTTTATAATAATTCAAATGACGTTTTTGTTACAGGTGGAACATTTAATAATCCAACTGGAACAATAACATTCAGAAATAATACTGGTGGAACATTTAATGTTAATGGATTTGTAACTGGAAGTACATATTGGATATCTGGTTCAACTGGTAGTTATAGTCTTAAAGCTCTTAATAATTCTGGGTTAGATGCAACAGCAGATTATTCATTTGCTGAAGGTTATGGTACACTTGCTAGTGGTAGACGTTCACATGCAGAAGGAAGTGGAACAACAGCGTTAGGAAATAACTCACATGCTGAGGGTGCACAAACACATGCTAATGGACTAGATTCACACGCAGAAGGAAGTGGAACAACAGCTCAAGGTATTGGAAGTCATAGTGAAGGTGGTGGAACCACAACCAACGCACAATATGCACATGCTGAAGGACAATTAACACAAGCAGTTGGTAATTCAGCTCATGCAGAAGGTATATCAACAATAGCTAATAATGATGCAGCACATGCTGAAGGTTATGGTACACTTGCTAGTGGACAATATTCACATGCTGAAGGTAGTGGTACGTTAGCTTCTGGAACCCAATCACATGCAGAAGGAATAAACACAACAGCTAGTGGAAATTATAGCCATGCTGAAGGTAATGCAACACTAGCTAGTAATGGTGATTCACATAGTGAAGGTTCATTTACAATAGCTAGTGGAACTGATTCACATGCTGAAGGTGGTTCAACAACAGCATCAAATAATCAATCACATAGTGAAGGTTATATAACTGTTGCTAGTGGAGTTGCATCACATAGTGAAGGTTATGGTGCTTCAGCGACAACAATAGGTAGTCATGCTGAAGGATTTCAAACTCTAGCTAATAATAATTATTCACATGCTGAAGGTTATAATACACTAGCAAGTGGAGCCTATTCACACGCTGAAGGTGCTAATTTATCAGCAACAAATACAGCATCACATGCTGAAGGTAGTGCAACATTATCAAGTGGTGTAGCATCACATGCTGAGGGTTATAATACAATAGCAAGTGGTGATTATTCACATGCAGAAGGTAGATTTAGCATAGGGTCAGCAAAAGACACACATGCTGGTGGTAACAACACCAACGCAACTAGACAAGGTGAATGGACAAGAAGTAGTAATGGTAGTATAGGACAATATGGAAAAGTTGATGTAAACGGTGTAACAACTGGTTCAATAACACAAGAATTATTTTTAGCTAATACAAATAATTTAAGATTTGTACTTCCAAGTAATTCAGCTTATTATGTTGTTGTATATGCTACAATAACAGATGGTGCTGTAGGTGGCAACGCTAAAGCATATACTGGTTCAGGATTAATAAAAAATATTGGTGGAACTGTAAGTCTTGTTGGTTCATTTACAATAACATCACCATTTGGAGATGCACCATTATCAACTGCATCATTAAATGCGAGTGCAGATAACACAAATAAATCGTTGAAAATAACAGCAACAGGAATAGCGGCAACCACTATTGATTGGTTTGTTAGAATGGATTATACATCAGTAATTTAATAATTAAAATATATGGAAGATAAAGAGAAAAAAATTAAAATAATTATAGAGTCTGAAGTAAAAGGCAAAGAAAAAGTTGATGACTTAAATGACTCATTAAAAGGTCTTGGAGTATCAGGTGGCAAGTTACCTGGAGTATTTGGTGATGTATCTGAAGGTGCCAAAGGAATGGCTGAAGGTATCATGGGCACAACCAAAGCAGCTGTAGCATTTTTAGCTACACCAATTGGATTGGCTCTTGGTGTTTTGGTAACTGTATTAGCTTCTGTTAAAGCAGCATTTGATACCAATCAAGATGTAATGGATACCTTTAATAAAGGAATGGCTGAAGTTAAAGCTTCCGCTGGTGTTGCAACAAATGTGTTAGGAAAATTTGGAACTGTAGTTGTTGATTTATTTACTGATACAAGTAAAGTAGGTGATGCTTGGGATAAATTTACTGATAGTATTATGAATTATACTGAGAACGTTGCTAAAGCTACTCTTATTGCAAAATATACTGCTGAAGAAAAAGCTAAAATGATTATAAAAGAAAGAGGTGAAGTTATTACTAATTTGAAACTTGAAGAAAAAATAGCATCTAATAGAGAAGAAATGGCTGATAAAGAAAATCATACAGTTGAAGAAAGACAAAATATGATTAAAGAAGCTTTAGCTGCTAATAAAGAATTATATGATAATGAAGATGAAATGCTTCTTAATAAACAAAAACTTCTAAAGATTGAAATGGATTATAGAAGAACTCTTGATAAGTTAACAAATGCAGAAGAACAACAAATAACTGATATGGATGCAGCAGTTCTTCAATCCACAATAAATAGAGATAAAGCTAATAAAACTCTTATTAAACAAAGTACTACAATTCAGAAAGAAGAAGCTGCTAGAATAAAAACAGAACAAAAAGCTGCTACTGAAGAATGGAAAAAATCACAAGCAGAAAAGAAAGCTGAATTAAAAGCTGAAGCCGATGAAGAAAGAAAAGTATTTTTAGAAACAGAAAAAAATAGAATAGAAGCTTTAAAAGGAAGTGATAAAGAAGAAGCTGCAATAAACGCTGCTATATTACAAAGAGATATTGATGCTGGTGACCAATCAATAGAAAAGGTTAAAGCGTTGGCTGAATATAAGAAAAAAGTTAAAGAAGAAGAAGATAAAGCTGATAAAAAAACTTATGAAGATAAATTAAAACTTCTTGAAGCTGAATCTAATGATGTTAAAAATACTACAGACCAAAAATTAGCTTATTTAAAACAAATAGAAGACCTTGAATTATCTCAAACTGATTTAATTGAAAACGCTAAACTTACTATAATACAAAAATATCAAGATGAAGTTGATAAAGTTAAAGAAGAAGCAGCTAAAAAAGAAAAAGAAAGAAAACTAAAAGAAATAAATGAAACTGATAAAGTAGCTAATGAAGCTTTGGGTTCAGCTCAAAATTTAGCTGATGCTGTATTTGCATTAAAAGATTCACATTTAAAGAAAGGTTCAGTTGCAGCATTAGAAGCAGCCAAAAAAGAATTCAAGATAAATAAAGCGTTGCAATTAACTGGTGCTATTATCAACGGAGCCAAGGCTATTACAACATCATTAGCATCATCACCTGTTGCTATTGGACCAATACCTAACCCAGCTGGTATAGCTTCATTAAGTATGGCTATTGTATCAACAGCAGCAAGTCTAGCTAAGATATCAGCAACACAATTTACTGGTGGTGAAACTTCAGGTAGTGCTGGTGGTAATGGACCAAGTAGTAATGCTGGTGGAGGTTCATTTATACCTCAGAATCTTCAAGGTATTGGTGGTGGAACATCTGGTATAAACAATCCTAATGCACCTAAACCACCTTCAACATCAAATAAACCTGAACCTCAAAAGGTATATGTTGTATCTACTGAGATGACTGGTTCTCAAAACAAGGATGCTGTGTTGGCTAGAAGAGCTTCGTTTAACAGATAAAATAAACATTAATAAGAATTTAGTATTTATATAATAGTATGAAATTAATAGAAATAAATGGCAAGAAACATAATATCCCTCAATCGTGGAGAGATTTAACATTAAAAACTTTCTTAGAAATAAGAGACCTTGAGGAAAGAATTAATGAAATGTCTATTCTTAATTACAATTTTGAATTCGTTTCATTATTAACCAATATTGATATAGAAGATTTAAAAACACTTACACCAATTAAATATGGTGAAATTCATATTGAACTATTAAATATAACAAAACAAAAAATAGAGCTCCTTGAAAATCCAACAATAGAAATAAATGGTGATATATATGTAATGGATTTAGATACAACAAAAATGTCATATGGGCAATTTATCGATTTAAGCCGTTTTACAAAGAACGTTGATACTTGGGAAGTTGCTCATAAGATAACAGCTTCATTTTTAAGAAAAACCACCAAAAGATTTTTTAAAAGAAAAATAAATAAATATTCATATAGTGAGTTATGTGATACATCACAGGTATTTTTTAATAAACTACCTATGGATTATATATACACTTGTGTAACTTTTTTTTTTAGTTTTAGAACAGAACTTGATAAAAGCTACGAAGGATTATTCCCAAGTGCAAACACAAATGAAATAATTGATATAGATAGAAAAAATGAACCTAAAACACTACCAGAAGAATATTCTGAAAGATGGTCACATTATGGTATATTAAGAGAATTATGTAATGGTGATTTAACAAGACTTGAAGAAATGAGTGAATTGAATCTTATAACAGTACTTAATGATTTATCATTTAAAAAAGAAACACAAGACCTAGAAAGATATTACGCTAAAAATAAAACATATTAATATGAAAAAATTAAGAACATACGAATTACTTATCAACGAATGTACAGACTTATCATGTGATAATACAGAAGTCAATATGATAAGCCTTGTTGAGAACCCAGCAATTGAAGTGGATTTTATTAAATTCAATACAGATGAAGATATAAAACAATTTAAATTCAAAATTCAAAACGCTGATAAACGCATATTGACTGGCCCATTTATGATTCCTGACCAAAAGATATATAGAGCTGAAAGAGATAATGATGGTAATATTCTAGATGAATATTATGTTGTTATGTCCAAGGATACTATAGATAAAGCTGTTAAAAAGTTCTTTAAAAATCAATATGGTACAAATATAAACGCTGAACATTCAACAGATGTTGATGGTGCTTATGTTATTGAATCATGGTTTGTATCAGGAAAAAATGATAAATCAAAGAACTATGGTTATGACCTTCCTGAAGGAACATGGTTTGGTAGCATCTATATTGAAAATGAAAAGTATTGGACTGAATACATCAAATCAGGTAAATTGAATCTTAAGGGTTTTAGTGTAGAAGGAATTTTTTCCAAAAGTAATGTTCCTATTAATAATAGTTTTACTAAACAAGAAGACCCAATTATGATGCTAACTAATATTATTTTTGATTTTCTTAATAAATAATATGTTATATAAAATATACATATTAACTGACCCAATAACTAATGAAATTAGATATATTGGACAAACAACTCAAAAACTAAATAAAAGATTAAAAAATCATATTGGAGAAGCTAACTATAGAACATCACACAATAAAAAACATAATCATAGAACTAATTGGATTAATTCAATATTAAAGAAAAACTTAAGACCTAAAATAGAATTATTGGATGAAGTTGATGATTATAAGTTTTGGGAACAACATTATATATCTTTATTTAAATCTTGGGGTTTTAAACTTGTAAATGGTTCAGAATGTGGAGAAGATTGTTCAAAAGTTAATTCACTAGAACAATTAGAAAAAAGACGTATTAAATGGTCTGGTTCTGGTAACCCTAAATTTAATAGTAAAAGAATTGGTGAATTAAATCCATTTTATGGAAAAAAACATGAAAAGGAAACTATAGATAAAATGAAAAATAAAATTTTTACAAATGAAACTCGTAAAAAAATGAGTGATGCTAAAAAAGGTGTTATTCCTTGGAATAAAGGAAATAAACAAACAAAAGAAGAAAGAAAAGAATATTTAAGAAACTATCATTTAACAAAAAAATTAAACAATAACAAACAAGAATAAATATTTTTGGAACACTTTAAAGTATTCAGTATTTATTAAATAACACGAAGTCCTATGACAAAAAAAGAAACAATTTATCAAAAACTTAAAGAACTTTTTAGCTTAACTGCTGAAAAGTTTGATGATGCTACACTTAAAGATGGTAGTATCCTTAGAGGCGATATGAAACCAGGTGCTAAAATGCAACTAGTTTCTGCTGATGGTACCGTAAATGATGCACCTGATTCAGAATATGAATGTGCTGATGGTACTAAAATTAGTATTAAAGGTGGAGTAATTGATACCATAACACCAGCAGTTGCTGCTGTTGATGGAACACCAGCTATGGCAGATGCAACAGAAGTAAAACCTGTTGATGAACCTATGGCAAAAGAAACTAAAATTCCAGCTATCATCGAAAAGAATGAAGCAGATGCTACTCCAGCTGTAGAAACTCCAGCAGCAGATACTGATTCAGAAATGGATGGTATGCTTCCACAAATAGTAGCTGACCTTGCTGACCGTGTAGGTGCTTTGGAAAAAGCGTTAGGTGATGCAAAAATGGCTAATATGGAAATGAGTAAACAATTGGAAAAATTTGCTAAAGAACCAGCAGCTAAACCAATCGTTAGAACACAATCACAAAAATTTGAAAGAGAAACCAAGAAAGATTTTATGAATAACATAGAAGCTCTTAAGGTTTTCAGAACAAAATAATAATAAAAAGATAATTTAAATAAAACACAAAAACTATGGCTTTAGATTTAAGCAACATCGCAGTTTATACAGACCAAATTTCTGGAAAACTTATTCACCAAATCCTTTTACAAGGAGCAACTACTAAGTATGTTACTGTACAACCTACAGTTAAATACTCAGAAAGTATCAACTTATTGTCAAATACTATGTATTTGCAAGCTGGTAATGCTGGATGGAACTCTAGTGGTTCTACAGTATTAACACAAAGAAATATTGTTGTAGCACCAGTTAAAGTACAACAAAACTTTGATTTATACGGACCAACTTCAATCGAGCAATACTGGATTGGACAGTCTATGAAACCAGGTTCAGGAGCTGAAGGTGGAACTCTTCCTTTCGAAGAAGTATTCACGGGTTATTTAGCTGAACAAACATCAGCCCTGATGGATGTCAATTTATGGTTGTCAGGTTATCTTGTAACAACTGCTGATACATTCTCAGCTGATACTACAGCTTATACAACTGCTCAAGGCTTAACTGCTGGTGTAGTTGGTTTCTTGAGTATCTTAAGAACTGCATCTGCAACAACAGTTAACGTTCCTTTCACAGCTGCAACTGCTGGAAATATTATCAATACTGTTAATACAATTATAGCTAATATCCCAACAGATATCTTAGCTGAAGAAGATATTCTTATCTTCATGAGTCCAGCAAACGTACAATTGTTAAAACAAGCGTATGTAACAGCTAACTTGTATCACTATGAAGCTGATGATAATACTGCATTAACCCAAAAAATCTTTGGATTCAGTAACATCAAAGCTGTTGGAACAGTAGGCCTTAAAGGTTCATACAGAATGGTTTGTAGTTATGCTTCAAACTTCTATGTTGGAACTGACCTTGTATCAGAATTAGGTACAGAGACACAATTTAAATTGTTCTACAGTTTAGATGCTGATACACTTAAGTATAACTGGAGAGCTAAAATAGGTACACAAGTAGCGTTCCCACAACACGTAGTTGTTCTTTAATTAAAAATATTCTATCATCTCTCATCAAATCGGTGAGAGATGTAATAGAACTTATAAAATAATAAAATATTAAAACAAATATAATATGTCATGTAGTTTAATAAATGGACAAGCTTTAGGATGCAAGTCAGCTATGGGAGGTATCAAAACCCTTTACATCTGTAACTGGGAAAATATCGTTCAATCTGGTGTAACAACCAACGCTACCAACCAAATAACTGGTTTAACTATGGCAAGCTCAACAAAATTTTACGAATTTCAAGTTCGTAGAGAACAAGCTGACTTTACAGAAGTAACAACAACAACTCTTATGGGTGGTGTTTCAAGCAAACAAACTCTTAATTTATTCCTTGAAAAAAATCAAACAACTATGCGTAATCAAATTCAATTGCTTGCTGCTGCTCGTTTGGGTGTTATGTTCTTGGATAAAAACGGACAATATTGGTTAATGGGATTGCTTAATGGATGTGATGCTATTACAACAACATCAACATCAGGTAAAGCTGCCGCAGATGCTAATGGTTATCAAATTGGTATCGAATCAGAAGAACCATCACAAGTTTACGAAGTTTCATCAACATTAATCGCTGATATTACATCAATATAATACTAGATTAGTTCTCACCTAATAAATATAAAATAGCCACGTCCTGTGGCTATTTTCATTATAGGGATAGGGAAAATAAACACTTAATGATTTTTAGTATTTATTAAATAAAGAGACATCATGATATTCATAGATAAATCCTTACCACTTAATACAGTAACTCTTACACTTCAAGAGAAAAGTAATATTTGGGATACTTTGAATATTAATCCTGAATATCTATTTAGTCTTTCAAGTGATACTACAGGGAGTATCATCAACTTCATAAGTACCAATATAGCACCAGTTTCAGCTAGAACTCGTTATGACCAATTTAGTTGGGATAACACAGTAACATCTGGTTTAACACCAGAAATCTTTTGGAGTTATAGTGTATATGAACAAATGACTGGTTCAACCAATACAAATCCTTTAGGACTTAATCAAGTTGAAACTGGTAAATTGTTCGCTAAAGGAGTGCCTCAAGCACCAATAACTTATTATAATAATACTGGTACCACAAGTATCATTTCATACTCAACACCTCATTAAACATGGAAGAACAAATCGAATCAGGAAATAATGGTAATCCAGCTAAAAGCTCTACTATGATTAACGTTAAAATGTCACGTTATAATACTCCAGTATTTTCAGAAACGCCTTTTAGGGATTGGATAAACTGGGGTCAAGATAATCTATATCCCAACTATCTTGTTGAGATGGTATCTAAATCACCAGCACATGCTGCTATTGTAGAAGCCAAGGTTAAACAAATAGTAGGTTCAGGCCTTCAATTATTAGATTCTGAGAATAAAGATGAAATGGCTGAAGTAATGAAATTCATCAGCAAGTCAAATAAATATGAATCATTTAATGATATAATTAGAAAGATAGCTTATGATTATGTTGTGTTTGGTGGTTTTGCTTTGAATCTTATTTGGTCTAGAGACCGTTCATGCATCGCTGAAATACATCATGTCGATATGAGTTGCTTAAGAGTTCAAAAACCTAATTGTGATTCTGGTGAAATTGAGAATTATTATTTTTCAGAAAATTGGAAACAATATATGAAGCCTAAATTCAAACCAGAACTTATTGCTAGATTTGATACTGGTAATAGAATTGATGCATCTCAAATACTTTTCATAAAACCTTATAAAGCTAATATATTATTCTATCCACATCCATCTTATCTTGCAGCCATGAACTATATTGAATTGGATGCAGAGATATCGAATTATCAATTGAATTCAGTAAAAAATGGTTTATCACCATCACTTCTTATTAACTTTAATAACGGTGTACCAACACTTGGTGAGAGACAAGAATTGCTTTCAACAATTCAACAAAATTTTGTTGGTACTGAAAAAAGTAAATTCATGTTGTTCTTTAATAAATCCAAAGAATCAGCTGTTGATATTACACCAATATCAATTGATGATATTGATAAGATTTATACAGTAATGAATGCAAGTGTTGTTCAAAATATAATGACGGCACATAGAGTTACTTCACCAGCACTTCTGGGCATCCCTAGCCCTAATACCATGGGTACATCACAAGAGCTTATATTGGCTTCAGAATTATTCTTTAATCAAGTTATAGGTCCTGACCAAGTTGTTATTGAAGAAGTAATAAATAGAATACTTACAATCAACGGATGGGGATGTAAAGCTGAATTAAAAGATATACAACCTTTATCATTCCAAGTTGATGAAGCTACTATGCTGCAAGTTTTAACAAAAGATGAAATAAGAACCAAATTAGGATTTCCAAATTTAACTCAAGAACAAAAAGCTGAATTAGAAGGTGGAGCTGGTGCTGGTGCTGGTGCTGGTGCTGGTGCTAAGAAACCTATGTTTGCACCAAAGGATAAAGGATTAGGAATAACAGCATCTGATGATTCAGTTGAAGCTAAACCACTTCCAATCAACGAAAATATTAAATCACTTACAGCAAAACAACATCAACAACTATTACGTGTTATAAGACAATATTCTAAAGGTACTATAACCAAAGATGTTGCTAGTACATTATTAAGAACTGGATTAGGATTAACAGATGATGATATTAACACCATGCTTCCTGATGTTGAAGAAGAAGATTTATCAATTCAACAATCACCAGAGGTTAAACCTTATGTTAATGAAATAAAGAAACCAATAACGCCAGCTATTATAACAAATAAATAATTATGTATCAATTTCAATTAAGTCAATATACTCCAACACCATCTAGAGTGTTGATGATTGATGAAGCTTATTTAAAGCAAACAACACCTATTAATGATAATGTGGACCCAAAGATGCTTATTAGCGCAATACAAGTAGCACAAGACAAGCATATTCTATTTATATGCGGTAGTGGGGTTTATGCTGAGTTAAAGGCGCAAATCGCTTCTAATACGCTTACAACACTAAATAAAAGTCTTCTTGAGAATTATTGCATGCCTACATTAGCTTGGTGGGCAGCTGTTGAAGCCCTGCCTAATATAATGATTAGAATTCAAAACAAAGGTTTGGAGATTAAACACTCTGAAAATTCTGATTCAGCCAATTCTGATGACCTTATATTTCTTACACAAAAATATGAAGATACAGCTAAGTATTATGCTAGAATGCTTATAAATTATTTAAAAAGAAATAATGAATTATATCCACTATATTATAATCAAGACCCAACTGGTTCAAACGTAGATACTGTATATGGGGTGGCAACTGAATATTTTTCAGGACTTGTTGTTCCAACCAATTTAGGTGATTCATTAAATAATATTGCGGGTTTGGGTGTAACCACAGATGTATTTTTTATTCCAAAAAGATAATGGCAGCTCATAAGAAAAATATCAAGAAATTAAAATCCTACTTAATAAAATTAAGCAAGACTAAAAATAATGTTTTATCAGATTCTACAAATAACTATAATAAAAAAAAATGGAAACAAATAACATGTTCAAACACATAGCACAAGTCCTAGCAGTAAACATATCAGCTCTTACAATTACTTTATCAGAGATAAATGGATTCTTAACAACTCTATCACTTACACTTGCTAGTGCGTATACTATATATAAATTCTTCAAAGAATTTAGAAATAGAGATAATTCACCTCAAAAACAATCGGATTTATAATGACCATCGACCAAAAAGGAATTGACCTTATCAAAGGTTTTGAATCATTTCGAAATCATCCATACCTTGATGGAACTGGTTTACCAACTATTGGTTACGGTACTATAATCTATCCTAATGGTGTTCATGTTACCATGAATGACCCAAACATATCAGAACAATTGGCTGAGCACTACCTTTTGAACGATTTAAACCACTTTGAAGCTCAATTGGATGCTATGGTCCAAAACCCTACTCAAAATCAATACAACGCTTTATTAAGCTTTATATATAATCTAGGAGCTAACTCATTAAGATACTCAACATTATTGAAACTTATAAAAGTTAATCCTTTAGACCCTAATATTCGTGAACAATTTGGGTTATGGGTACATGCTGGCGGTAAAATTGAACCAGGATTGGTTACCAGAAGAGCCAAGGAAGCTGATGTATGGTTCTCTTAAATAATAAAGACCCACATAAGTGAATCTTAATTATTAGAATGGAAACTATGTCATTAATTAACCATTCAATATTTATAATGAACTCCTAATAATATTCCAGTTCCATTCCGATAGTCGTATTCTTTTCAAAATCATATTTTGGTTCAAAACTTTTGAATGTAATGATTCGCTCTCCTTCGGCTGTGCCATTATCGTAATACCAAATTTCTTCTGTCGGATGAAATTCGCAAATCATTTTTTTGAACCTTCTCTTTTTGTCTGCCTCAATAAGTTTTGGCAATCCCAATTTTTCAAGTCGTTCTTGTATTAATTGTTCTTTCTTTATATACAAATCTGTAAATAATTTTGAAATAAATTCAGATTCAAAAGAACGCGCCCCAGCAGTTAACAGCGGGTTGGCAGCCATGCTTAAATTTTGCTCTACGATTTTATTTGTTTTCATATTCCAAGTATTTGTTTTATTTTGTTATTGTGATAATTTATAATTGCCCAGTATTCCTCTTTCATCTTTTCGGAAGAATTAAAATCTAAATATTTATTTGCAGCAAGACGTCTTTCATTTATGACATCTATCAAAGCATTCATAGAATGATTGTCATATTTTATTTTACCATCAAACTGTGCTGCGATGAAAATTTGTTCTTGCTGTTTCATTATTGATTGTACTGCCGTTTCCATATTGTATTTTTTTAGTTAATATTTCTTTCTATAGACTCTTTTATCCATGGGGTTATAAATGATATTATCATTTATCTTATTTAAGCTAAATCTAATATAATTGTTTTGTTCGGTATATTTATAAATCAATTGATGTTTAGGTGTTCCAAATACGGCTGAATTGAAACTGGCTTGTCTTTCAATATAATTTAATATATCTTTATCTATTAAATTAACCTCATCAGTTTTTTGAGTTTCGGTCATCGCACTTGATGTTCTGATTTTATACACTATTTCATTATATTTTATAAGTCCATCAATTACTTGATTATCATTATTTGCTATGTTTAATTTATTCATAGTGTTACTTTATCATTATATTGTTTAATTGCTTTATTCATCATTTCAGAGAATGTGAGCATAAGCAGTATAAACTCTTTATCAAATGTATTAGGGTCTCTGAATTTAAGTTGTAATTCAATATGCATAAGTGTAGACATATCTTCAGTTGTAATACAATTCCAACCTAATAGTTTTGAAGCTACTTTAAAGTAATAATCAAATAACTTGACTATTGTTTTAATTTCATTTGCTGGTGGTGCCAATTGTACACCTTCAGTTGTTAATTTAATTTGTGTTTCTTTGTTTTCCATATGTGTTTTTATTTAATGTTTTTTATAATATTCTTCAACAAACAGGTCACGATTAATAACCCAATCTTTTATTTTCATAAATGTTAATCCTCTTTTAATTGGAAGCATCCAGCTACAGCCGTTGCCCTTATAACTTCTACCATAAAATTTGCACGAACACAACACTTCTTCATTATGATTAAGTTCTTCCATCTCAATTATTTTTGATTCTCCAATCAAGTGCGAATATGTAAGTCTTAACATATTGTTTGATTCTTTTAATCTCACAACCACTTGAAATTCTTCTTTTCTAATCTCATCCATTCTTTTATCCCAATCATTTTTATATCTCATATTATTTTCTTTTAAGAAATTTGCTCTTTATAATATTATCATAGTTCTTTTCAACTTGTTTATGAACAAATTCTTTTTGTTGAATAAGTTTATCTTTCATATCAATTGATGTCAACCCATATAACATAGTATTTGTATTATATAATGTTATATCGATAAGGTCACGAATACTTGCTGCTTCAATATAATCTTCACGTTTAATGGCTGTTGTCATTTTAATGTAGTTTTCGTACATATCTTGTGTAAGGTCATCAAGAATATCATCGACTATTTTTACTGTATCGTTATTTAGTTTTTCCATAGTCTTTGTTTGTTATTTATTATAAATTTAAGCTTTTTTTAAAATCATCTAAAAATATTTCTCTATATAAATTTTCATCAAAATTTGGATAATATTTTTTAAGGTTAATTATATCTTGTTCAAACCATTTTTCGTCTTCTCTTTCTCTTTCTTTCTCTTTATTAAAAGATGATGGTGGAATTACATGGTGGTTTACTTCCCACCAATTGATATTACCAGTTGAAGTTAAAAATTCTTTAATAGATTTCCACATAGTTTGTTTTGCTCTTTCGAGACTTGTTAGTCGTTTGTTATTACATTAATTAAATACTTAACTTTAAAAGACTCTCTTTTAAGTTCAACACTTGTACCATCAATATTTTTTTCGAACCATACACAAGTAACACACTCTTCTTCATTAGATGTTTCTGAGGGGTAAATAACCTCAACAGTCATTTGATGGTTAGTTACTTCCCTGTCGTTTAAATCACGTAATTTTTGTAATAGTTCTTCAGTTTTGATGACTACATCACCTAGTTTAAATTTGTTTATCATTTGTTTGTTTTGCTCTTTCGAGACTTGTTAATTGTTTGTTATTTATTATAAATATGTTGATATTATCAAAAAGACCTTCTTTCGAAATAATTATTTTCTTCCATTTGAATTCGTTTCAATCTTTCCTCATTTTCAAGGGTTTCCAATTGCCATTCAGTTAGAGGCTCAGGCTGATATACTTGAATGATGGTCTCAAGGTCTAACGTTGAGATGAATTTAGGTTGTTTAATTGTTTCCATATTAATAAATATTACGATAGTTTGAAAAAGCCAAACTATTTTAAAGTTATTTCATCTGATTCAATTATTTCGTTTCTAGCCTTAACCAAACATCTTTCAATATCTATATCAATAAGTTTAATCATATCATCAAAGTTCTCTTTAGTTACTTTTGTTTTATGTTTATCATAAACAAGTTTAGCATATGATTTATATTCTAATCTCTTTGAGATATGTTGAGATAGTTTTTGTCTAGCGTCAGATGATGATATAAACATAATTTCTTGTTTT